TAACATTTATTATATTTTATATTATCTTCTCCATCTAGGATGATGGTGATGATAATGATGCCAGCCGCGACCAATATCAAACCTCCAATGAATATACATTGGAGTATAATATTCTGGATATACAACCACCACTCTTGGTGTAGAAGGTGGTGGTATTTCACGAACTTGACCTGTAGTAGCACACCCAGTAAGCAATAGTGCCGATGCTAATATCAATAATCCCATTAGTTTTTTCATAGTTATTTTATGCCGCAGATTTTAGCACATTATAGTTCCATTGCATTCGTTTTTTTACACCAATGTTTTTGGTCGATCTATATTCGGCGTGATTGAGATATTCCTTTGCTGCATCACCAAACTTGTTTTGAGATAATAATCTCATTGTTTTTGGTCCCATATCTCCTCTAAATAATGCGTTGATTATAGCCAGTTTTATGGTCAACGGCATACCATCAAAATTTGACATCTTGGACTTGGCGAGTTTTATTTTTTCGCGTATATCTTTTTCCAACAGGCGTTCTGCTTCACTGTCTGTTAGTCCTTTGCTAAAATCTTCACCGGGTAATAACTTATGCCCATATGCTATAGTATCTGAGCCGCCTTCCAAGCTTTTGTGTGGAAACCATTTTTTTGACTTTTTATCAAACCCACCTTTTGGATTATTTACGCTATTTTCAAACGGCTTTATTATATTCATCGCCTTTGTAATCAGCAATCCTTCATCGCCTGTTCCTGAAAAATCAACATCTGGTCTTGTATATGGTTTACCTGCTCCATCTCCCGCTGCTTTAGCATATGATATTTGGGCGGGAGGAACTACAAACTTTACATCGCCTGGTTGTACATCGCCAATATCTTCGCGGATTATCTTGTTCTTAACCAGTATATCTTTCAGTTTTATCATACTATATAAATATATAGCAATCGGCGTATCTATTCTAATATTATAATTTATACCTATCTCATTTAGGGAGCGTTGATATATTTATATAATATGGCAGACACAAGCATAAATTATACTATTGATCAGGATAGAGTTCGTTGGCCAGGCTCTGGTTCCGCTATAACTTCTGGCAGCGGACTTACTCCATTTGGTTTTTTTGAAGCAGATCCTATTTTTCAAGTAGACGCGCCAGCAGCAGCAAAATGGGCAGCAACAAGATTGGGCTATCCGATCACAGACATAGAAATGATTGACTTGAATTTTTATGCGTGCTTTGAAGAAGCAGTATATGAATATAGTGCTCAAGTAAATCAGTTTAATATTCGTAATAATATTGGTGTGCTTCAAGGTTCATCAACCAGTACAAATATTACACAAACAAATGTAGTTGGCAGTGGATTGCCAAACATGATAAAGATTGCTGAAGGATATGGAACTGAGTTTGGTGTTGGCGGAAATGTTGATTGGAAAAAAGGATATATCGACGCCAAGCAGGGAACACAAACGTATGATTTACAGGCTTTGTGGGGAGATGTTAGTGAAAGTTTTAATCGCATAGAAATACGAAGAATATTTCACGAAATGAGTCCTGCTGCTGCACGTATCTATGATCCATTCAGCATGACTGGTATGAGTTATAGCAACGTGCTGAATGAAATGGGATTTGCTGGATATTCTCCCGCTACACAATTTTTGATGACTCCTATATTTGAGGATTTGCTGCGTATGCAAGCCATTGAGTTCAATGACCTTGTGCGTAAATCTGCTTGGAGCTTTGAAATAATAAACAACAAACTGAAACTGTTTCCTATTCCCACTTACGATTTCAGAATGTATTTCCAATACTTAGTAAAAAATGAAAGAGATGCTCAAGGTATTAGCGGCTCGGGTTCTTATTACAACTCTTCTGGTTCTGCTGTATCTTCTCCTATAATCGGAGATTACAGCAATGTACCATATAATGTCATACCATACGGCAGCATCAACAGCGTAGGTAGACAATGGATACGCAAATACTTCTTGGCATTATGCAAGGAAGTTCTTGGAGCAATACGCCAAAAGTATAGTAGCATACCTATTCCTGGTGCCGAAGTAACACTCGACGGCGCAGAACTTCGCTCAGAAGCAACTGCGGAAAAAACAGACCTTGTAACTCAACTAAGAGAAAACTTGGAGGCAACCGGAAGAAAGGCTCAAATGGAAATGCGAGCAGAAGAAGCCGCCCGCCTGCAAGAAACTCTACAAAAAGTTCCTCTTGGAATTTATATAGGGTAAAACTATGGGACTACGAGGAAGATATTTTTCACAAAGAGATTTAAACCTAGTCAATTCATTGAATGCAGAATTGATGGGAGACATTGTTGAAGTTCTTATTCAAGTATTCAAGATTTCTCCGACCGAAACAAAAACCAACATATACGGTGAAACTTCGGCAGAGACCGGAAAATGGTATATGCCAGCCATACAAATATCTTCACTTGTTGAACGCGCGGATATGACTGCGGAATATGACGATTTTGGTCCAAGCAGAAACCAAGATTATGTTTTCAAGATGCGTGAAAAAATGCTAAAGCAAGTAAACTTTTATCCAGAAATTGGAGACATTGTATTGTTCAATGATCGTTATTATGAAATAGACAACGTTGTTCAAGAGCAGTTGCTCGGTGGACAACCGGATAAAAGTCATAGCATAATATGCAACGGACATTATACAAAGATTACATCGCTGAATGTACTTGAAAGGAACGACTAATAATTTATGGCCTGGCGCGGCAACATTCCAAAACCAATAATCAATAGACCGCCAAATAATGTAAATAGCGGTCCAGAGATGTCTGGTATGAAAAAAGAAGCACCATCTATTGTTGGTCCTCCTGTATTTGGTCCAGAAGCAAATCAAAACAGAGCATATAATATACGCAGAGATAACGACGAACAAAAAGATTTCAGCGTAAAACTTATTGACATAGACTCTACGATATTGAGTTATATGGATACTGTCATAAGTCCTACCATAGTAGATTCTGGAAGACAGGTAAAAGTTCCTATCAACTATGCTTCTCCAGAAAGATGGAAAGCAATAAGACAAGACGGAGCATTGCGTGATAAGAACGGAAAAATGCAATGTCCAGCAATAGCATTTCGCCGCAGCACGGTACAAAGAAACGACAATCTCACTACATTAAACCGCTATCTTCAGTATCCAGTAATGAAGAAATTCAGCGAAAAGAACAAGTATGACAAGTTTTCTATAATGACTGGATTTAGCAAACGTCAAGAAATGTATTCTGTGGCTATGCCCGATCACGTTATTGTAAATTATGAATTTATTGTATGGACAAATCTTGTCGAGCAATGTAACGAAATAGTTGAAGCTGTGAATTTTTCTACAGAAGATTATTGGGGCGACAAAAATAGATATAAATTTAGAACCAGTATCAGTGATTATAATTTTGAAACCATGGTCGATGCGGGTCAAGATAGGGCAGTAAGAGCTACATTTACATTAATGTGCTATGCATATCTTCTTCCGGAAAAGTTTGAGAATTATAAATCTACAGTAGAAAAAGCATTTACTATTCGCAAAGTTGTGTTTGGTGTGAATGAATCTGCTATTGACCTGAAAGATCTCAGTGCAACAGAACTCACAAAAAAAGCGGAAGAACTTGCAAAAGTTGGTGCGGTTACGTTTTTGCCAGATGTTTTACCACAAAGACCTCAGTTTGGTGGTATAGTCCAAAACGCAAATTACGCAATTAATGCTGGTAATGCAAACTATGCAAATTACGCGGGTACTGCAAGTTATGTGAATCTGGGTGGCGTTCTGGGTACATTTAATACTATCAGTATCGTTGGAGGCGGAACAACGGGATCTTTTGCCACAAACATAATCACCGGAGTAAATCCAGATTCAGGTTCTGTTGCCATAGATACAATACCAATAGAATCTGGAAACGCTGCAAGATGGCTCGTGTCTGTTAATGATGGTAATCTAAACTTTAAGACCACAGAAGTTGTTGCAAATTGGAACAACTATGCTGTAAAATTTAACAACACTGAAACCAATCAGATTGGAAGTGTTCCAGTTCATATGTCTGTGTCAAACGTTGTGTCCGGTTCCGTAAGTTTGGTGGCAACACCTCTATCTGGTACTTGGACGCTAAAGATGATACGTATGATGGTATAATAAATAATATCTATGGACAACCACCTGATAGTACAAAATGGATTATTCGTAAATGGCGACGCGGAAGTATCTGGCGGATTAACTATTCATGGAAAAATCACAGGTAGTTTTGCATATCTAACTTCCAGTGTAGCAGTTACTGCATCATATGCTTTGACGGCTTCATATTTGGAGGGATTGGCTGCTGGAACAGCCAGTTGGGCTTATAATGCAATATCATCTTCTTATGCAGCAACTGCCTCATACCTTATAGGAATTGCTTCTGGAACATCATCTTGGGCAGAAAACGCAATTAGCTCGGCATATGCATTAACTTCATCATATGCATTATCTGGTGGATATATTTCTAGTAGTCTTCAATTGACAAATGCCGGTACTTATTTTGCATTCAATTCTGGCAGTAATGTTACATTCAATACAGTTACCGCATCAGCCATAACAAGTGATTATACGCAAGAGTTTGATATAATTACAGATAATCCACATGCTATAAATCTTACGAGTGTAGATGGTGGTTCTGTTAAGTTTCAAGGTAATGCTGGAAAACCAACATTAAAATGGTTTGACGGAGCCAATAACAGATATTTGACCATAGGCGATAGAAATGCTAATGGTGTATATTATGATGCAGACGATACCCTTGTTGGCGGGCATGTTTTTACTGTTAGCAGCGATTCATATGCTTATAGATTAAAAATAGAAAACGACGGTGTAAGTGTATATAAAAAGTTATCGGTGACTGGTAGTTTGGATGTCACTGCTGGCATAACAGGTTCTCTTTACGGAACTTCTAGTTGGGCAATAACTGCGTCGTATGCATTAAGTTATAGCGGAACCAGTGGTACTAGTGGAACTAGTGGTACGTCCGGTTCAAGCGGCACGGCAGGAACAAGCGGAACAGATGGTACATCGGGGTCAAGTGGTACTTCAGGTACAAGCGGTACAAGTGGAACGGACGGTACATCCGGTTCAAGTGGAACGTCGGGTTCAAGCGGAACGTCTGGTTCAAGTGGGACGAGTGGGACGGATGGTACATCTGGTACCAGCGGAACAGATGGTACATCTGGGTCAAGCGGTACTTCTGGAACAAGTGGAACTAGTGGTACATCCGGTTCAAGTGGAACGTCGGGTTCAAGTGGGACGAGTGGGACGGATGGTACATCTGGTACCAGCGGAACAGATGGTACGTCTGGGTCAAGCGGTACTTCTGGAACAAGTGGAACTAGTGGTACATCCGGTTCAAGTGGAACGTCGGGTTCAAGTGGAACGTCGGGTTCAAGTGGAACGTCGGGTTCAAGTGGTACAACTGGAACAAGTGGATCATCGGGTACCAGTGGCACAAGCGGTACCAGTGGAACTTCTGGTACTAGTGGAACATCCGGATCTAGCGGTACATCTGGATACACCCCAGAAAACATGGTCACAAGCTCATTCCAACTTAGTAACGGCGGAGGGGTCGCATTTACTAACGCAAATAATGTAACTTTTGGTCAAGTAACCGCATCATCAATACTTGTAACAAATTTATACGTACAAACTATAACAAGTTCTGTTCAGTATACTACAGGAAGTGTTGTTATAAGTGGATCGTTGGTTGTTTCTGGTTCTACTAGCTTAGTTGGTGAAAATGGACAAACAATACTATCAACAAACGCGGATGTTATAGAATTTACAGGATCATTATTTGCTTCCGCGTCTATTATTATTACTGGAAGCGTGAGTATTAATGGAGGATTGACCGCATCTTTATACGGAACCTCTAGTTGGTCTTTAAATAGTATATCGTCTTCATACGCTTTAACTGCTAGTTATGCTTTTAGTTATAGTGGAACATCTGGTTCAAGTGGCAGTTCCGGTACAAGTGGTACGACAGGTACGGCTGGGTCAAGTGGTACATCCGGTTCAAGTGGAACAAGTGGCTCATCCGGTTCAACTGGCACATCTGGATCAAGTGGATCAAGCGGAACAACAGGATCTAGTGGATCATCTGGTACGAGTGGAACTGGTGGTTCAAGCGGAACCAGCGGAGCCAACGGTTCAAGCGGCACAAGTGGTACGGGTGGATCATCTGGTACAAGCGGAACTGGTGGTTCAAGCGGAACCAGCGGAGCCAACGGATCAAGCGGCACAGGTGGTTCGAGCGGCACAAGCGGTGCAAACGGATCGTCTGGTACAAGTGGTACTGGCGGATCATCTGGTACAAGCGGAACTGGTGGTTCAAGCGGAACCAGCGGAGCCAACGGATCAAGCGGCACAAGCGGTACAGGTGGATCAAGCGGAACCAGTGGAGCCAACGGTTCAAGCGGCACAAGTGGTACGGGTGGATCATCTGGTACAAGCGGAACTGGTGGTTCAAGCGGAACCAGCGGAGCCAACGGATCAAGCGGCACAAGCGGCACAGGTGGGTCGAGCGGCACAAGCGGTGCAAACGGATCGTCTGGCACAAGTGGTACTGGCGGATCATCTGGTACAAGCGGAACTGGTGGCTCAAGTGGAACCAGTGGAGCCAACGGATCAAGCGGTACAAGCGGTGCAAACGGGTCGTCGGGTACGAGCGGTACCGGTGGATCTAGCGGCACAAGTGGTACAGGTGGTTCGTCCGGTTCTTCTGGAACAAGCGGATCAGCTGGATCCGCTGGTTCTTCTGGGTCCGCTGGTTCTTCGGGTACAAGTGGAACAAGAGGATCGTCTGGTACAAGTGGCACAAGCGGTGCAAACGGATCGTCTGGCACAAGTGGCACAGGTGGTTCAAGTGGAACCAGTGGAGCCAACGGTTCAAGCGGCACAAGCGGTGCAAACGGATCGTCTGGCACAAGTGGTACTGGCGGGTCATCTGGTACAAGCGGAACTGGTGGCTCAAGTGGAACCAGTGGAGCCAACGGATCAAGCGGTACAAGCGGAACTGGTGGTTCAAGTGGAACCAGTGGTGTAAACGGTTCAAGCGGCACAAGCGGAACTGGTGGTTCAAGTGGAACCAGTGGAGCCAACGGATCGAGTGGTACAAGCGGTGCAAACGGGTCGTCGGGTACGAGCGGTACAGGTGGATCTAGCGGCACAAGTGGTACAGGTGGTTCGTCCGGTTCTTCTGGAACAAGCGGATCAGCTGGATCCGCTGGTTCTTCTGGGTCTGCTGGTTCTTCGGGTACAAGTGGAACAAGAGGATCGTCTGGTACAAGTGGCACAAGCGGTGCAAACGGATCGTCTGGCACAAGTGGCACAGGTGGTTCAAGTGGAACCAGTGGAGCCAACGGTTCTTCTGGTACGAGCGGTGCGAACGGTTCAAGTGGAACCAGTGGAGCAAACGGTTCAAGTGGAACCAGTGGTGCAAACGGGTCAAGTGGTTCATCTGGTACAAGTGGCGCAAACGGTTCTTCTGGTACGAGCGGAGTTTCTGGATCCTCCGGTTCTGCTGGGACAAGCGGCGCAAACGGTTCATCTGGTTCTGCTGGTTCGGCTGGCTCTTCTGGTACAAGTGGTACAAGAGGATCTTCTGGAACAAGCGGTGCGAATGGTTCAAGCGGAACCAGTGGTGCAAACGGGTCAAGTGGTTCTTCTGGTACGAGTGGAGCAAACGGTTCAAGTGGAACCAGTGGAGAATCTGGTACAAGTGGTACGTCGGGAACAGGTGGTACATCCGGAACATCTGGGTCAAGCGGCACAAGTGGTACTGGAGGATCGTCTGGTTCAAGTGGGACCAGTGGAACTAGTGGTACATCCGGAACATCTGGGTCAAGTGGAACCAGTGGAGAATCTGGTACAAGTGGTACATCGGGAACAGGTGGTACATCCGGAACATCTGGGTCAAGCGGCACAAGTGGTACTGGAGGATCGTCTGGTTCAAGTGGGACCAGTGGAACTGGTGGTAGTAGCGGATCATCTGGAACAAGTGGCACTGGGGGCAGCAGTGGAACGGCTGGTTCATCTGGCTCAAGCGGCACAAGTGGTACTGGAGGATCGTCTGGTTCAAGTGGAACTGGCGGCAGTAGCGGTTCGTCTGGCACGAGTGGCAGCAGTGGTACGAGTGGGGCCGGAACAATTTCTGGCGGGACGGCAAACTATGTAGCAATATTCAGCGGACCAACAACACTTACAACTGGATCAATATACAACAGCGGTTCGCTTGTTGAAATAAGCGGAGATATTCTTGAATTCAGTGGATCTGTTATTGTAACAGGTTCAATGATTTTGACTGGCAGTTTGAATGTATATGCCGGAATAACTGGTTCATTATATGGTACAGCAAGTTGGGGTTCAAGCAGCATAACATCGTCATATGCACTAACAGCAAGTTATATTGACGGAGGGTTTTATTAAAATGCCGCTAAAACTAATATCAACCAATACAGGAACAACCAATTTTAAATTACGGAATGTAAATAACTCCGGTAGATTAGTTACTCGCGTATCACAAACAATTGTTACAAATGGATTGACTCTTAACATTGATGCTAATGACGCAACATCATATAATGGCAGCGGAGCTACTTGGTATGATATTAGCGGAAATACAGCAGATATAACACTGCTAAACACGCCAACATATACTTCAGGTACGCCATCATATTTTACATTCAATGGTTCAGATCAATTTGGTACTGGTAATAGTGCAGTTTTATCATCAACTTCTTATACTAAATCAGTTTGGTTTTATCTAAATGGATACAATGATAACAATTTAGTTAGTAGTGATACTGGTGGTCATTTTTTGTATATGGCTGGTGGAAATAAAATTTATAGCGGCCACACAGACTGGGGGGATTATCAAGCATATCCATCAACCGCAAATATCGGTTTAAGCACTTGGTATTATGTTGCATTAACTTTTAGTACAACAAATGGCATGACTTTATATATAAATGGTGCATTAGATAGTACATACACAGTCAATAAAAACGCACATTCTGGGGATGGTTCAACAAATATTGCTACATTTGGTGGAGGAAATCTGCTGAATGGTAGAATAGCCCAAGTATTTTGTTATAATAGAGAACTTACAAGTGGCGAAGTATCTCAAAATTATAATACACATAAATCAAGATATGGGTTATAATATAACAAAAATGGCTTTGATAAAATACCTTTACAAATACTTATAAATAATGGCAGATAAAATCATACATTTAAGAAGTTTAACAACAGGTTCTGAACCAACAATAAGTTCTCTTGGCGTTGGTCAATTTGCCATAAATGTTCCAGATGGTAAAATATTTTTAAGAAAGTCTGGCAGTGCGGAGGATAGAATAGTATCTGCGATCACCACACATACCCAAAATACAGGAAGTATATATTTAACAGGTAGTTTTGATATATCTGGTCCTGTTAAGATTATTGGCGATATTGCACAAGCGGGGTATCATCGGTTTGATCCGGTAGTTACAAATATAAATCAAAGTATATCCGCTTCTTATATCTATGTTTCAGGAAGCACAAGTGACTTGTATTTTGCTCAAAATGGAAATGGATATAGCAACAATACTCGTCTTCGTTGGATTGAAGGTACATTATATACTGGATTGTTGAATGGAGGTTTGGTAACAAGTACACTTGGATCTACTGCATTCAATATATCATCTGGTAGTGGTATAATCGTGATGCTAAATGCAAGTATAAACAGTGATCCGTTCCCAACGATAAAATATATCAGTTGGGGAAATTATATCAATCAACCAATAACATATTCTGGTTCTGCCAACCTAACATATGTTGGTGTTGATTCAAACGGTGCCGTTGTTCAACAACCTTATCCTTGGGGATCGACTAATATAGATCAATTTGACTCTGAAATACAGCTTGGTGTTGTATTGCATTTGAGCGGAAGTGTTTCAACTGGAGTATTTAATGCTCCACAAACAGCGTATGGTTCTCCGCAAAAAACAGACGACTTTCTAAGGTCGTTTGGTTCTTTGAAGATCAATGGTCATACATTGCAAACAAGCGGATCTTCACTTGGTCTCACAAAGACAGGTGGTACAGCATATAGAGATGGTGCAAATTATATCATCAATCCAAACCATCCATCTACGGTTGTTGAAAATGCTATTAATACCAGTAAAATTTATAGATATTATGTTTCTGGCTCTACTCCAATAATAAATACAGGAGTTGGCAATGCTGGATTTATTGGGATTGATCCAACCAAATACAACAATAACGGCGTACTGACCCCCGTTCCATCACACGACTTTACCATACAAAGAGTATTTTGGGTTCCAAATTCTCCTACCAATGCATTCATTGTTTATTATGGCACTACCACATATGCCAACTTGTTGACGGCGGTTAATGCCAAGGATAGTGAACCATTCATAGAAGCTCCAGATACAGCAATAGATGCTATTTTCCTTGGATATGTGATAGTAAAAGAATCAGCTACCGATTTAACGGTTGCTAATGATTGTACAATTATTCAAGGTGGATTATTTAGAAATGCGGGCGGCGTTGGTTCGAGCGGAACAGCAACTCCTGTTGTAAATCTTTCTGGATTGAGTGACGTTTCTATAGTTAACCCAACAGACGGCCAAGCTCTTGTATATGATTATACGGCATTAAAATGGAGAAATTTGTCTGGTATAACAGCGTCGCTATATGGAAATGCAAACACAGCTACATCGGCATCATATGCAACAACTTCCTCATATTCATTAAAAGCAGAAAGTTTATTGTCTGGTATAAACATAAATGTAAATACAATCACGGCCACTGCAATAACATCATCTTTGTTCGGTACATCAAGTTATGCAAACCAAGCATTGACTGCCAGTTATGCTATAACTCCGTCCGGTACTAGCGGATCTTCTGGTACGAGCGGAGCAAATGGTACATCTGGTACAAGCGGATCGTCCGGTACGTCTGGTACACGCGGAAGCTCTGGTTCAAGCGGCACAAGTGGTACGGGTGGATCATCTGGTACAAGCGGAACTGGTGGTTCAAGCGGAACCAGCGGAGCCAACGGATCAAGCGGCACAAGCGGC